GCTGAGGTTCTTCAGATGGTAGATCTCATTCACCTCCTCCGTAGGGCGGGTAATTCCGTCATAAAGAGGTTTGCGAATGGAAATCTAGCAATTCAATTTGGAGCAGCCCCTTTAATGGGGATGTCGCTAAAACTCTTCAAGTTCGCCGAACAATTAGATCGGCGGATGAAGGAGATGAAGCGTCTCCAATCGAATCACGGCTATCGGAAAACGACCAATCATGGGACGTTCTCTGCTTCTGGTTCGTATTCTAAAACGATCCAGAGCCAAGGAGTGTTTAGTAATAAACCCTTCTTTGCGAACACCAAAGAAGTCGTAAAGGCACACACGAGGTGGTTACCAAGTGGTGACTTTCGACGTTTGGATTCCCATCATTTGAGGTTGCTAACTCATCAGGTCATGCTAGGCATGAAGGATGGTCGGGTCCAATGGGACTTGGCAGCCCTTTGGCAGATCATCCCCTGGAGTTGGCTGATAGATTGGGGTGCTGACGTGTCGGCCTATTTCAAGGCTAACCGCAACATCGTCAATGCTACATTCGCTGGCGTTACCGTCATGCGAGAAACCTCAACGGAATACACCGAGCCAGGTCACTGGGTGCAGGGTTGTTATTTTGAACCAACCCGAATCACCCGTGTGACCAAACGGCGTAACCGTGTGTCGTTGTCTCCTACTGCCCAGTTCCCACTGCTAAATGGGAACCAGATGGGCATCCTTGCATCGCTAGCTGTATTGCGGCGGTGATGAATGTCAACCACCGCAACTAGTGATGCGGGAACCAAGGAGTAAGTCATGTTCGCAGATCCTGCAGTCGTTACCATCAATGGTAGCAACAAGTCCCTCGTTCGTATCAATCAGGATAGGTATTCTTCCGAGTACCTTCTCCGGACTGCTACTGAGGAGTACAGGATGATCGTACGCAACAACACTCGCACTGATCGTGCGCGTGCTGTTAAGGTGGATCGACATAACGTCGAGCTCACTCATACGGTTTTTCCGGTTGCCCCGAGCACGCGTTCCTATATTAGGAAAACGTACGTCGTCATTGAGAATGAGCAGGGTGATACCCTGACTGATCCTCAGTACGTCGCTTCGGGACTGTTCGCCTACCTCACGGCGGCGAACATTACCAAGTTGGAAAACTTCGAATCCTAGCAAGGTTCGAAGGCGAACTGCACTCTGCGGCTTGGATATCCTCGAACGAGAGTTCTAGATATGAAAAGCCAAGTGAGTCGACTTCTCCTGGTCCTGCAAGGCATCCTTATGGATGTCAAAGCAGCGTACCCGGCGATAAAGGGTTTGGATCTCGATTTCGAGAGACTCTCCCTTTACTGTCAGACACGAGGTCTATCGTTATTCACGTTAGATCTC